ATTGAGACAGGAATCGCGCCACAACATTTGATTGAGTTAGATTCGGCAATGTTCAAGGCAATGCTGGATGGACTCAAAGACAGAGCAAAGGAGATCAGCGATGCCAGTAAGCGTAAAGGGCGCGGTTGAACTTCGTTCGGCTCTAAGACAATTCACTCCTGACTTGGCTAAAGAATTACCTAAAGAGTTAGCTGCTGCTCTAAAACCTGTTGTTCGTAATGCTCGTGGTTACTTGCCTAATGAGTCTCAAATAATTTCTAACTGGTCAGTCTTTGGCAAACAAATTACTGCTCAAAGTTCTGCATTCTCTAATACCAAGTTTCCTAAATACGTTGCATCAGTTGTCAAGGCTAACGTTGGATATAAGACAAGTCCATCAAAGCCTAACTCTCGTGGTTTCCGTTCTTTAGCGCAACTGTTCAATAAGACAGCTGCCGGATCTATCTATGAAACTGCTGGTCGCAAAACACCAGGCAGTACTTTTGTCAAGAACATTGAGAATAAGTATTCAAGTGATTTCAAAGGCAAAGGTGCATTTGAAGGTCGCGCCTTGTATCGCGCTTATGAAGAAGATCAGGGTAAGGCTCAGGATGGCGTATTGAAGGCCATAGAGAAGGCTAAAGATAACCTAAACAAAAGGGCTAAGGTGAGCAAATAATGCCAGTAGTAAAGATTGATTTAGCTGCTGAGTTCACTGGCAAGAAGGCATTTAGTAAGGCTGATAAAGCAACAGCAAGTCTGACAAGATCTGCTAAGCAATTAGCTTCAGCATTTGGTCTTGCCTTTGGCACACGAGCCTTAGTCAATTATTCAAAGACTGCGGTGCGAGCATTTGCTGAACAAGAAGGTGAAACTACACGACTTACTCAGAGCATCAAGAACCTTGGATTAGCCTTTGGCACAGCAAATGCCAATGCTTATCTCAACACCCTCGAACAGATTACCGGCATCAATCGTGATCAGTTACAACCTGCATATGTAAAGATATTGCAGACTACTGGCTCACTTGCAAAGTCACAAGAGATTCTCAATCAAAGTCTTGACGTAACGGCTGCAACTGGCCTCGACATTGTTACCGTTTCTCAGGCATTATCACAGGCCTATGTAGGCAACACTCGTGGACTTAGACAACTCAACCTTGGACTTACTAAGACTGAATTAGCCAGTGCTTCATTCGCTGATATCCAAGCAAAACTCACACAGTTGTTTGCTGGACAGGGTGTATTAGCCGCTAACAGTTATACAGCACAGATAAACAAACTATCAATAGCCTCAGAGAACGCATCTGAAATTATAGGTAAGTCTCTTGTCGATGCTTTGGTTACAGTCTCAGGTTCAAAGAGCGTGGATGGTCTTGTTCTAAAGATGCAAACTGCTGCTGAATATGCAGCTAGAGTTATACAGGTTCTATCCTTTAGTGAGTTTCGTAAAGGCTTTACAGTAGCAAAGCCATTTGGCATGAGTACAACCATTGCCAATCAAGATCTAACTGCGTCTAATAAAGCAGCAGCAATAAAGGCTGAAACAGATGCCAAGAAGAGAGCCGCTGCAATAGCTGCACAGCAGAAAGCATTACTAAAATCACAAAAGGATTCAGCTCTTGTCAAGAAAGCATCAGCCATTTTTGACCTTGCACAAATTCAAATTGTTGCAGCACTAAAAGGCAAAGTATCAGAAGAAGATCGTAAGCGTTTAGAATTACAGATGGCGATTCTTAGCGGCAATGCTGATGAGGTTGTGCGTATTGCCAATGAACTTGCAAACGTTGAAGGCAAGACTAAAGAATTATCTATTTACCTAAAAAACTTGCCTAGCGCCAAGAATCCATTTACTGAGTGGTTAGATTACCTAGAGAAGATAGCAGCACAAATTGCTAAACTTGGCATTCCTGTTCAAGGACAACCATCGCCACCGAGCGCACCAGTAACCACACCTATGACTAATAATCCAATGGATGCTGCAGTTGGTGGACAATTTGACAGTGCTTATCGTGGTCAAGCAGGTGGACTTGCAACTAACTTACCGACCGTCGTCAATATCTATCCACAAGGTAACGTAATTACTGAACGCGACCTTGCAACAATGCTTGGCGCATCTTTAGAAACATCTTCTCAATCAGGCGGTTCAGGCGGTAGTTGGTCTGGCGTTAGGGTTCTCTAATGGCCTTGCCAGCAACCCTTACGGTAACTATCAACTTCTCAGATGGCCCGATATTTGGTGTCCCATTTACAATTGGTGATCCGCTCTACGGAAAACTTGGTGGCATAGGAACTTTAGGCGCTAGCACAACACCAGCCCTCATTGCTGATGTAACGGCTCAGACAATCAAGATTGACACACGCAGAGGCAGAAACATCAATCAAGACCTTTATGAGGCTGGCACTGCTGTTATACGTGTATTAGACCCTAATGGTGACTTCAATCCACAGAACACTACATCGCCTTACTACACCTACTTACAGCCCCTCAGAAAAGTACGCATCACTGCTGACAACGGTACTGCTTACAACATCTTCTCAGGCTATACAACTGACTATCGCTACACTTATCCAGTAGGTCAAGACATTGCCTATGTGGACATTTCCTGCGTCGATGCCTTCCGCTTGTTCAATATGTCTAACATCACGACAATCACTGGTGGCGTAGCATCAGAAACAACTGGCACACGTTTAGGCAGAATTTTGGACATGGTGTCATGGCCTTCAAGCATGAGAACAATTGCAACTGGCAGTTCAACCTGCCAAGCGTCATCTGTTGATACTTCAGTGCGTTCAGTGCTTCAAGCAGCTCGTAATGTAGAGCAGTCGGAGTATGGCGCTTTCTACATGGATCCTAATGGCGTTGCAGTCTTCAAGTCTCGCTCTCAGGTTTTAGCGGCTGCTGCCACTGCCCCGACTATTTTTAATCAGGATGGCACTGGCATTAATTATGCAAACGTAGCCTTTGCCTTTGATGACAAGCAGGTAGTCAATAACGTATCTGCACAGCGCACTGGTGGTACTGCTCAAACATCAACCGATAGCGCAAGCGTTACGACCTATTTTACCCATAGCCTATCATACTCAAACCTAATTGTTGAGTCCGATGAAGAAGCACTCAACATAGCTAGAGCCTATGTAGCATCACATAAAGACACAACTATTCGCATTGACTCTATGACCCTTGACTTGATGACTGCCAGTTACACAACTGGGGTTACGGCAGCTCTTGACCTTGATTACTTTGACCAAGTCCAGATAACTAACACACAGCCCGGCGGATCTACAATAACTAAGACTCTCCAAGTCCAAGGCATCGCTCATGCAATTACACCTAACACTTGGAAAACAACCCTCACCACGCAAGAACCAATCATCGATGGATTCATTATAGGAAGTTCCCTATACGGTATCCTTGGCACTAGCGTTTTATCATACTAAGGAGTAATAATGGCAACAGGATTTCCAGCAATAACCGGTGACGTGATGAGCGCTGCAATGTTCAATGGCCTTGTGTCGTTCACATTGCAAACAACACAGACTGCCGATTACACAGCAGTATTAGCAGATTCATATCAGACACTTGTACAGATGAACAAGGCAACAGCGATAGCCTTTAAGATTCCAACTAACGCATCCGTGGCTATTCCTGTCGGATCAGTTATTACCGTGCTAAATATTGGTGCTGGTACTTGCACAATTTCAGCGGTAACTAGCGGTACTACTACCGTACTTAGTGCTGGCGCAACTGCCGCATCTCCTACCCTTGCACAATATAAGAGCGCTGCCTGTATTAAAGTTGCAACTGATACATGGTATGTAGTGGGAGCAATCGCATAATGATTGGCACAATAATTGCAGCACAACACAAAGGCCAAGTAGCCGTACCACCTACATCTGTTGATTACCTTGTAGTTGCAGGTGGTGGTGGTGCTGGTAACGCTGGTGGTTCTGGCGGTGGTGCTGGTGGATTCCGTACATCAACAGCCTTTGCAATTAGCGGATCATTTACTGTAACCGTAGGTGGTGGTGGTTCTGGTGGAAGTAATGGCTCTGCTGGTGTTGCAGGAACACAAGGAAGTAGCTCGGTATTTAGCACAATAACAAGTGCAGGCGGTGGCTATGGAACTGGTCAAGCAGCTTCAGGTGGGCCAGGCGCTGGTGGTTCTGGCGGTGGCGGTTCTTTTTTTCCATCGCCTTTTTCAGGTGCAGCAGGCAATACCCCATCAACATCTCCATCACAAGGTAACAATGGTGGAAGCGCAGCAGGTGGAAGCGCACCTAATTATGGTAACGGTGGTGGTGGCGGAGCAGGTGCTGTAGGCGGTAATGGAACAAGTACAACAGGTGGCACAGGTGGCGCTGGCACATCTAATTCATATTCAGGCAGCGCAGTTACTTATGCTGGTGGTGGCGGTGGAGCAACAACATTTGGTGGCACTGCTGGCGCAGGTGGTTCTGGCGGCGGCGGTGGAGCAGGTGCAGGCGGTGGTAATAACAATGGAACTGCAGGTACAGCTAACACTGGTGGCGGCGGCGGTGGCGGTGCTTTCCTAACTAATCACACGGGTAACGGTGGTAATGGAGGTTCTGGAATTGTCATCATCCGTTACCCCGATTCACAAGCTGATTTAACAACTATTGGCGGCGGTTTGACTTACGCAAAAACTACAACTGGCGGTTACAAGATTTATTCATTTACCGCAGGAACAGGAACGGTAACTATCTAATGGCTCATTATGCTTTTTTAGATTCTAATAACATAGTTACCGAAGTTATTACAGGTAAAGATGAAACTGAACTAATAGATGGCTTAGACCCTGAGACTTGGTACAGCAATTTCCGTAACCAAGTATGCAAACGCACTTCATACAACGGGAAGATTCGTAAGAATTACGCAGGCGTAGGCATGTCATACAATCATGCACGCGATGCTTTTATTGCACCTAAGTGTCATGACGTTGCAATACTTGACGAGGCAACTTGTCTATGGACATGTGAGGATTCTTCCCATGAAGCCAAGACTCAGTAAAGCTGCTTCACAACTTAGGTTACAGATAGATGATTCCTTCGCGGATAGAGATAGAACATCAGACGGCTGGCTTGGGGATACCCGACATAGTAGAACTGTCTCTGATCACAATCCAGATGCTGAGGGTTGGGTACGCGCCATCGACGTTGATGCTGACTTGTCCAAGCAAAAAGGGCAGTCCGTATATCTGGCAGATCAGATACGACTTGCTGCTAA